GTACAAACTCGCGGGCGGCCCTTCAAGCCAAACGCCTTTGTGCCCTTGTTTGTTGGATCCCTACGGGGATTCACTGCTCGGCGAATAGCCAAGCTGGTGGAACTATTTCCACCAGGTCGAGTCTCACCTTCTCAAGGGAGAGCACGGCCCGGCCGTATTCACGGCTACGCATCATTTCGATGGTGATTGGTTCTCGGGTTGAGCTCTTTGCGATGAACTCCCCCGGGCGACGGCCCCCAAGTAAGGGCCGTATGGCCATCGATGGACCATACTGACGTACCGTTTGGTACCCGCCTCGTTCAGTTACGAAGCCACCCCAGTAATCCTGAACCCACCAGTTAACGTCTTTTGCGTTAACGGGGACAGGCAAACTGGTTTCGGCGATCTGTTCGCCGAACCGACGCAATACGCGTCGCCAAAAACGGCCCGACCGTTTCACCCAATCATTGAGGGTCATCACGTCCGGGGTATGAACCCCGTCGTTTGTCAACAACTCATTGAAGGTTGTTAGACGTTCAATAACGTCTATATAGTCCCACATCGGGACCAAGCCGATTTCTCGGCCCGCTCGGACTACATCATCGTAGTCCGGCTTCTGCTTGTAGGAGCCAAAGGGTACTGGTTTTCCAGTAACCCTTTCGTAGACATCAATGACTACGCTCGGACGGTAAATCCGATTCCAAAAGATGGGTTCATCCCCATCGAGCTTGTTCTTTGAAACAAGGGTGTAATTCACCAATTGGTGAATTAACTGAACCGGGGTTTCTCCCGGCTCGACTCCGTAACGGAGTCGTCGTCCAAGCGCTCTGAGCTTCAATAGCTCAGTGACCATTTCGGTGGTACGCGGCTGATTTGTCAGCCACCGCACGTAACGTGCGTAAAAGAGCTCTTCCATCGGAAGAGAGTCTCCTGTATATGGGAGACCAAGCCCCCCGGCTCCTGCGGGGAGGCACTTTGGGAGTCGAATTCTCTCGACCCAACCAGAATATTCTCTGGCCAACATGCGATCATAAATCGCAAGTGTCAAACATTTGACACGTTCTGATGGGAACCACTCGAGCTGGTTCGCCAACATCCGTCCCTTGCCAAGGACGGCAGCCACTCTGGCTGTGCCTTGACGCGCCATACGCGTCAATAGACGACCTTTGATGACGTCTATGTAGGTAAATTTCCATTTACCGTCAGTGTCTCGAGACACTATGACTGAATCTTCACAAAAGAAGATTACTCGGAGCGAATCCGAGTCTTTACCCTTAGTGGACAAGACCATCTGGGTATCGGTGATAATTCGCCGATGTGTCGCCGAAAACCGGCGGTGTGGACGAATGGACGTCACATCATCCCCGCAAATGGCAGTGGGGAGCGGCCCAAAGAACACATGGGTTTCAATGGGCAGACTGTACAGAGGCAGTCCTAGACCAGCATAATAGTTGGTCATGTCGTCTACTACGAGATTGTAGAGAGTCAGCGTGAGAAAGCTGATTGGTTCACCCATCATTGAACCACGACGGGTCTCAAACGTTTGAGACACATCCGGCAGGATTTTCCTGTCGACGACAAGTTGTCGTGGGCACCAAATTAACTTGGTGTACACCCAAAAGGGGTGATCAGGTGGGAGTGGGCGAAGAAACCCACTCCACAGAGCCTCAATGAGACTCAACAGCATTTCGTCTGTCGCAGCATCGAAGTCATTATTCTCAATGATCGATGTCTCGCCGATCTGATCGGCGATTCTTGAAACATACTTCAAGAATGTCCAGAGCTTGTTGGTCTCCTCCAGACCAAGACGGGCGCGTCCGTCACGTGCAAGCACTGGCTCGGCCATGAATCTCATGGACTGGAAGAGAATTGCCTCTTCCGATTCTCCCTTCCCGAGCGTGCGAGCCTTAAAACTTGGCTCCGCCAAACAGGTTAGGAACACGGGTGGAAACACCCGTGGCGTGTATCGTACACGCTGTCCACTCTCGAAAAAGAGGGGAACAGCAAGGTCCCAGCCTTTGCTGTCGTTGACAACGCGGAGAACAGCATCCGCGCCCGGGGCAATTTCACCCCGGCGTAACATGGTTCCAGTGCTGATAAATCTCAGTACTTTGCCAATTGTATTTGGCAACCAGTCTTTGTTCGCCTCTCGGCGTGCAGACATATATCCCTGGTACTCAAGGAATGGAGTGTACATTACCTCCAGAAGGGTCGGTCCACCGAAAAGCACCTCTACATGGTGATCGCCGGGGGGCAACTTCAGCATAGACGCTAATGTCTCTGAACTGGTTCCCATTAGCCAGTCGCTGGTGAAAACGGGTTCACCAAAAACATCATATAGGATGTCTTTCGTCTCCAGGAGACGATTAAGGGTACAATTTTGTTCCCCATCAACAAATGATTGTTGATCGGCCACGTAGACCCAGGTCTCGTAGATCGTGCTCTCTTTAATGGGAGCAAGCAGACGTCTCATGTCTGCAGCTTTCCCTCCCTCCTCCTGTGTGGAGTCGAAGGATGCCGAGGCAGACACACTAATATGTGTGTCGATGGGCATTGATGCCACATCAAGTCGTCGACCGAGTTGTTCGGCGAATGCTTCAATTGATTGGAGCACACGGGTGTCGATCTGACCACCCTTGGTCAGTGTCTCAAGACCTTTCTTGAGAGAGTCGCGAACTTTAAGTTCCGACGGGCACGGAAGCGCGCGCCCAAAGCTCCTCATTTGGAGGACATTGACGAGAGAATCATCGTCAAAGCGCCAATTCAGCGTTCTCCACTTCGACAAGTGGCCTCCCATCCAAGGGAGGGTGGGCCATTGGTTATCATGGTCCCAGCCAATCATCATCGGGATTGGCTTCGGAGCTGTCGTTGACTCCGTATGGTAGGCACCGCCTCCAGTTAGGGCTGCATATTGCAGCCATGCCGAAATCTGTTTCGACATATCAGCCAACTTATCAATGTTGGCGGCCAGTCGATTCGACCTGGCCTTGTATCTGATGCCAATTTGTTGGCCATCATCGTCGAAAACGTCGACGATTTTGGTGGATCCACCCCTCAAGGCAAACTTGAGAAACCACTTTTTTGTGGCTTGAACAGCCTGCAAGAGGCTCATGTCCCTTATAGTAGGGTCAAAGTCCCTGTTCATCAGGACGGTCTGCATCAATGCAGACCAGGTCTCCTCCAACCTCGAGTAGAGATTTTCGGGTAATCTCCCGAACTTCTGAATTTCCTTCAGAGTCAATGCACGGCCCAAACGCCTGCAAAGACGGTGGAATCCGTTTTCCACCTCGTCAAACTTGACGACAACCCAATTTTTTGGGTCAACCTCAAAATAACTGAGGTGAATGCAAACCCCGTACAAAGGGTTTTTTACGATATCTTTATCGTAATGGACGTTGGCATTCTTGTCAACGTAAGTCGCGAAATTTGTATTTCCCGACGCCATGTGGACGTATCCACCTACGCGAACCAATTCGCGCAGTCACGGTCACAAAACC